TATAAATCTCCCTAAAAAGAGAACTTGACTAGTAAGATTTTGACTTACACTTATTTAAAATGAACTTACGTTTTCTTCGTAATGTTGAAAAATGGATTATTCCATGGCGTTTTGAATTTAAACTTCCACAAGAAGTGATTCAACATCGAAACGATGTAGTCATGAAAAACATGGTTAAACACTATTCTCAATTAGAAATTGAGAAAGTTCTAGAAAATAGACGTTCTGACTTTAGTGACGAAGCTGTTATTGCTAACTTCTTCTTAACTGAACAACCGGAGCATATTCTACCTAGAGACACTAATCTGCAATTAGCGATTGATGTCACAACTAAGATGTTTAAACCGAGTGAACTTTTACTTCCTATTTCTTATCCAGATCTAAGGTATTACCCTTGGAACTTGCCCATTAGTGCTGAAGCACCTTGGAATCTTAATGATTTTCAATTTGTGCCGTTTCAGACGACTTATAATTGGTATGACCCTATTTGGGACTTTTTTAAGAATAAAGTTAGTAAATATTTTAGAGTACGAGAATGGCTCAGATACAAACAGGCAATTGGCATCATCAAAGATGACTCTCCTACATTTCATAACTTATATAATGAGATATTTGTATATAATAGAGCATTAATTCACGGAATCAAATATGGTTCCAGACAATTTTGGACTAAGGATGGTGAACCTATCCCCTATTATTGGAGTACCCTACACTCAAGATCACATGTTGTATCCAAAGATGAACCAGACAAAATTCGAGCTGTATTCGGAGCACCTAAACTACTACTTATGGCTGAGAATATGTTCATCTGGCAACTACAGAGAATCTACCTCAATAATGAAGAGGGAAGACTACTCTGGGGAAGAGAAATGATGAAAGGTGGATGGCGGAAGCTAACTGACGAAATTAATCGTTCAGGATCACCTAATACTGTTATTAGTATTGATTGGAGTCAATTCGATCGACGACTATTATTTAGTATCATTGCAATCGTTCATAATATTTGGAAAAGCTATTTTTCATTTGATGATTATCAAGCAACATCATATTACGTAAAGCCTAAACCAAAAGATCGTAATCACATTGAGAGATTATGGAAATGGATGTGTTATTCAATAATGCATACACCAATTCTCCTTCCAAATGGACAACTGTACAAATGGACCTACAATGGATTCGGATCTGGTTATCAACAAACGCAACTAATGGATAGTTTTGCAAACTGCATTATGATCCTAACTTGCTTAGCATCCCTTGGGATCAACATTCTATCAGACAAATTCTGGATTAGAATTCAAGGTGATGACTCACTAGTAACATTTTTTGAACGTGTCTATGACATATTTGGAAGTAACTTTCTAAACATGCTAGCCGATTCAGCAATGTACTACTTTAATGCTAAACTAAGCATAAAGAAATCATTTATTCAGAAAAGACTTGACGGTATCACCGTACTTGGCTATTCTAATAGGTATGGATTTCCGTACCGAACAGATGAAGATTTGTTAAGGCATTTATTTTTTCCTGAGCGTGACCAAGATTGGACACGACTCGCTGCATCATCGATGGGGCTAGCTTTAGCTAGCTGTGGATGTTCTCGCCGTTTCTACGAAACGTGCAAAGGCATCTGGACCGACTTAGTCATTAAACGAGGCGTTAAGCCTAGATTTAGTGCTATTAGATGGATGGAACGAGCAGGAATGATTGAAAGAGCG